GTCAGAGTTTCCTCCGAGACTTCTTATTAATAGGATGTGAGTGACACTGAAGGCTGCAAAACTAGGCGCTAAACCCATCGGTTGCCCTGACCCAAAACGGGCGGGTCCGAAAGGTGTCTCCCAGTCTAAAAGGGAGATATCCTTAAACAGGTTGATATCCTCTATTAAATCTGGAAACAAGTCTGTAAGGACTTGAATCTGAATTTTTAGTGGGAAACTATCTGTCGCGCTAGTAAGATCTATTGACCACGCTTTCTCTCCATTCTTGAGTTTGGGAATAACCCACTCAACGATAGAGAGTTGGTCATGGACACAGCTCTCAGGCAATGCTTTAAGAAAAACATCACAAGCCTGCTGCAATCGTGAAGTAGCGATCTGAAGCCCAATAAGTGGGTTGGCAATAAATCGGAGCTTTAAGCCCCTATCCTTTGTCAAACAACAGATCTTTCCTGCTATTTCAGAGTGATGGTCCCAGAAAGGGCGATGCCCTCTGGAAACTAGTACCATCTCCACAGAATAGTCTGCCTTCCACAACTTAGAAAAAACGTTGCGGTGGCGGTAGACTAGATGTGGGCAGTAATCTAAAAGTGTGTAAAAATGCGTCTCCGGGGTAACGTCTTTAGTGACAATACCTAAAAACGGAGCGCGTTTTACATCACTCAAAGGTATGTGCTCCTGAAAATGGGAAATAGTGGTTACCCACTTTCCTGTTTTCCGGTCCTGATCAGAAAGCATAATCGTAGGCAATTCGCCTTTAACTCGGCGCTTTGCTGTAGATGATCTATAAGCTGACCATTGTTCTTCGGTAGCTGGTTTTGAAACCCATCTACCGTAGACACGTGCAACACGGTCCATTCGGATCGCGTCTTTACGAGATAGTGCCGCTTTCCTGAATAAAACTCCCCAAGGGCCTTTTACAAGACCTTTGGAATTGAGTTTAATCCCGGTTAGATCACCGCTCAATAGAGCGGCTTTGATGCATTTAAGACGTTTCACGACGAAGGCGATACCGTTTTCAGTTTCGAGACGCGATAGCTCGGCAATTATGCTGAGCGAGTGCATCCGGTTCAATCGTTGTGACAGGAAGATATCTAATAAGATATTTGATTCTTTATCTGTTATGACCATAAGACCTCACAGTGTTAAAGGAACAAAAGCCCTGTATGCATTAAGGGCTGGTGCAATCGGCCTCCATAGAGCTGATCTAGCGATTGATCAGTCTATTGTATAAGCGGTCGTGGGAGTGTTTACGAGCATTCAGCTCGTTAAC